ATACCTTGATCTGTAAACGCACGAATCATTAGATCCCAGTCTTCAAAATCATCTGATGTTATAGGTTGATAACTATGATTAGCACCAAAGAAGATATGTTCGCATTGTTGATATGTGTAATGCTCCATAACTTCACGAAAGCTCTGAATGCCAGTAACAAACAACGTCTTCATCCCAAACGCAGGAGTCTTCTCAACTTCTACACCTGTAAAGAAGATGATGTCGTTTGCTTCACCTGTGTCGTAGTCTCGTTTCATTCTAAACCTCTTTGCACTAAGTATGCATTAATACGATGCATTTCATCTTTTAAATAAAGTTTCATAGTTTTCATTCTACGAACTTCGTCGGTGATTGTTTGATTATTATACCGCTCAATTAGCTCGTTGTCAAGTTCTCTATGCTTACGTTCTAGTTCGTCGTAGTGTGCTCGGAGTTTATCTTCAACTTCGTCATAGTTGCTCATCCTCAAGTTCCTCTAATTTAGTTTCATCTAATTCATCATCAGTCTCAACTGTTGCTTCGACATCAAACAGTGCATCAAAGAATGTTGAACTATTCACAGTCTTCTTACCAATAGCACCTCTAGTACCTGGAATAGCCATCCAGAACTTTGTGTACTTTTCAATAGTTGCTAATGACTCTTCTTTAGTTGTTTTAGAAAAGATCTCTTCCATAACATCTCTAAACAAAATGCGATCAAACTTTTCATCTACAAGCATCTTAGGTATAACGCCTGCATCGTACTGTCTATTTGCTTCTTGTACAGCATTAATGTGTGTCCATACGTTATGGCCCATCTGTATAGCATAACTAAAGCTATCCCAGCTTGTTGAGTCTTTGCCACGTACAGTTGTATTACCGTCTGCATCTAGTAAAGGATTACCTGCTTTGTCTAAGTCAACATCGCCTTTGAGTACTTTAATAGTACCGATCTTATTAGTATCTCCGACTGCATAAGTGCAAACGTCATTAACTAACAATCCATCAGTAATCGGACTGTCTTCAAATGTTTTAAAAATACCGTCTTGTAGCGTTGCATCTTTAAATGTGCGTGTATCAGTAGCATACTTTAGTTCATCAACACTAGGCACCATTCGGTAAGTCCACTTACCTCTATCAGGCGTTTCATTAGATGTGTATACCTGTCCGTTAGCAGTTGCTAAGAATGGGCTTGCACAATCAAATGTAAGCATCATAGTGGGGTTGTAGTACTTGCGTATAGCACGTTGTACGTCTGTTAGCAAGCATGCCCACTCGAGCTTACTTGTACCTAAGAAGTGCATTACATCGTGTATGCCGCTTTGTAGCATGCCATCGTAGTGCATAGTAACAATACGTTTGAGTAACAAATGTACATCACACATATTCTGGCCACCCATTGACCACCCGTTAAAGTGATTGTCTGGATACTTAACTGGATCGCAATAGTCTTTCATTTGCTCATACCAGTCATCAGCGTCAGCATGATTCTCACCTTGCAGAACGTTAAGGAACTTACAAGCGCCTGTTCTATGTTTCATCCAATAGTCATTGTTAATGCGTGTTGCTTTAACTGCTTCGTCGTATGTGCTAATGCCAGTAGCTTTTGCACCTGCCGGTGAACGTGCTACCCAGGCCGGAATATCAAGAATCATTCCATAGTCCATATAAGCATCCATCCAACGCAACACTCCGTCACGTTTCTTTTGTGCTTTAGGACAATTAGGATCTTTCCAATCGCCTTCCCAAACACCTTTACCAATTTGGAAACCACCACTATCACCTAGTGCCCAAGTATTTGCACGATCTCTATTACGGATCATGTCTTCCTTAGGACTGTGTTTATTAGTGTCTAACTCAGCGTGTCCTGCAGAATAAAGCGTCCACTTGTATGTGAACGCTCCTTCTTTAGCATTAAGATAGTTAAGACTTTCTACACCATTGGCAAAATTATTAGGTATACGTGCATCAGGAACATACGGACCAGTTACAGGATCAGGATAGCGTTGCTTGCCCACATAAGTAGCATAGAAGCCACTAAGTGCGGGCAAGAAGTGTGCATAATCTTGTTGTGCTTCTGTAAGGTCTGTATTCATATTACTTGCTCTGCGCTGGAAGAATATAATCGTACTTTGCTAATCCAGAATCTACACTAATTTGCATAGCGCCTTGATCTGAAATACTCATAGTAGCATCTCCGTCTAAGTTTAAAATACTTTGCATTTGTTCTACAGGCCAACTCCATGTATGTTGTAGTGTTCCTTCAATGTCATGTTGGAATACAAATTCACCTGCGTGTGTACTTTGATCACCGAAACTGAATACTAAGTTACCGTTGGAAGTTTTAACATTAAATGTTGGCTCTTCTGAATGGGCTGCGCTCATTAGTTTCATACGTGAAATACTTGCCATACTTGGATTGAACGTTACGTTCCAAGATGCACCTTTAAACTTAACAGTTTTTAACTTTTCTTCGATAATTGCTTTATTCATAAAGCGATAATCATTTTCAAAGTCACCTGCTGCATTTTCAAAGTGAATATGTGTTGGCATTGTTTCGCCATTACGTTCTGCCTGTACAACTTCAATTTTTGCATTATCTTTGTATTCAGGATTCTTTAAATGTAATGCTAACTTGTCTAAATTAGGCATACCAAATGTGCCGCTAAACTCGCTAACGTCTGTGTGAGTTGTTGCACTCATAATAACTGATCGATCGTCTGCCATACTATCGATAGTTGTGTCGTTATCACTAGTCACTTTAACTATTTTTAAAAATCCTAGTGAATGTGTGTGTGCAACGATGTCTTGTAAAATGTCTTTCATACTGTTTCTCCATTGAATAAGTTTATTATATTGCCTTTATTGGCAGATGTCAAGTACTTTTCTATACTATATTTAGGTTTAAACCCTAGGGCCTTCATTTTTTCTGTGTTAGCACATGTATATTCTCTCTCACTTGGAGTATTTAGACGTACTGGTAAATTAGACGCAAAGTCTTGGATCCTTACTGGAACCCCACTTCCAATATCAAGTACACCTTTAACATAATCAGCTTCTATTAAAATATTAATAGCATCGATTACATCGTATAAGTGTACAAAATCTCTATAATGCCTTGTAACATACTCTAGTTTGTCATTAAATAGTTTGTCAAAGAACATATTCTTTCTTGGTGTGTTTGAATACACTGTGTGAAAACGCATGCCTAGTGTGTTAGGATAACGTTCTGCAAGTTCTTCTAATACAAACTTAGACGCTGCGTAAGGGTTCAAATCGGGCTCGTACGCACTCGAACTGCTCGCATATAGTATGCGTGTATTCTCATAACGATCAAACAAGCGCCTGCTTGCTTCTATGTTATTCATCCAATATGCTGCTGGATCATTAATACTTTCACGCACACCTGAACGTCCTGCTAAGTGTATAATTAGATCAAAGTTCTTATTTGGAAAGTCACAAGTTAATAAATCGTCACCGTCTACTAAGTCAATGCCTATAACAGTATGATTTAGTTCAAGTGCTTTTATTAAGCTAGAGCCTATAAATCCTTTATGACCCGTTAGTAGTATATTCACGTAGTTTCTCCCATGTGTGTTCCCAGTCTCTAACTTGATGCGAAAAGCCTAACTGGTATTGTTGTAATGCATCGGCTAGTGGCTTATCGTTGCCGCCACCGGCCATTGCATCGCCGTAAAAGTGCATTGTGTCGTTTTCTTTAAAGTCTTTTAGTATCTGTGATTTATCTGCACCTCTAGGTGAAATGTCAATACCTGTTTCACCGCCTACTTTTGCTGACAAGTCTGGAAACATTGTGTTAAACGCATTTGCAATAGTATTGCGTTCGTTTTCAAATGTATCGTATGCTACATACCTTGCACGTTCTTCAATATTAGCATTGCGACCTACTATACTAAAGTTAACCATTCCTGGCCGTTCTTCAATATGATTGCCTGTGCGTATAGTAAATTTACTTTCGTACTCGCAACTAATTAAAAATGTTCTTGCTAGGTCCGGTAGTGTCCATTCATTTGTTCGAATGTTATTATCACCTTCCCAAACATCATTACCGTTACATTGATAAACCTGCTTGCATAAGTTGTAAGTGTGTTTACTAATTTGTTCAATAGTTTTAGGTTTATCGCTACCAGTAACTAAGTATACATCATTCATTAAACAGAAACTGTTAAAGAACGCTTTAAATTCAAGATCAATAATGCCACGACTAGGTGTTAGTGTACCGTCTACATCAAATATAAATTTATCCATCAGCCCCATCTTGTTGTATTAAAGCTTATAACATATCGTTCATTGCTTTCGTTTACGTTAGTTTCGTGTTCTAACCAGCTAGGAAAAATATAAAGAGTATTTGTCTTTGCTGGAAACTCCCAAAAGTATGTATTAAGATAATTCTCATCGCCGAATATTTCGTTCATCCTATACGGCTTTAGTGGGCTATGAAATCTAAGATTTGCACTACCTTCTTCTGAATGAGGGTAAAATGCTGCACTACATATACTGCCTTCATGACGATGTTGTCGTATTTTGCCACCATGTGAAAACTTATTATACCAACTATTTGATATTTCAAGTTTACCTAATGATAGTTGATACGAATAATCTTGCACACAATCTAGCATTAATGCTTTAAGTGATTCAAACCCTGGTTGATTTAAGATAGACATATTTGAACCATAAGAACTAAATCCGTTTTGGACCAATCCGTGTTCAATTGCCTTTACAGCCTCGGCATCATCGATTAATTGTTTTGCATTTTTTGCAGCTGATTCGTTTGATAAATCAAACTCTGCAACTGCTGTAGGAAATATTTGGTGTAAAGTAGTCATTTGCTTGCTCTTTCTATTACTCGATTTCGTAACCCACTTGTGCTAAATCGATGATCTCTTTTATTAAAATATAATTCAATATCACGCTTTGCACAAATAGCACGACCTGTAAATTTACCATCACGATACTCTTCACCTAAAATTCTAATATCAATACTGTACATGTTTAAAATATCTTCTAAATCTTCTTCTGTACCGTATGGAATAATTTCATCAACGTAACTAATTGCTTTGAGTTGTGTATAACGTTCTACAACAGTTTGTATAGGTGCGTTTTTCTCTTTGCGATCTATACTAGGATCAACTTGTAATCCGCAGATTAAATAATCGCATTGTTCTTTTGCTTCACGCAACATTTGTACATGTCCTGCGTGTAATAAATCAAATGTACTACAAGTAAATCCTACTTTCATCCTCTATATAACCCCATAGTTAATGGAACAAGTATATCGTCTATGATAGTATCGGGGTTATTTCGAATAGGCACACCTGAACATGCTGATAAAAATAACCCTGCACATATTATGATTACTAAATTTTTCATTGCATATTCTCTGCCAGTTGTTTTAACATTTCAATAAGTTCCTCAATTGTTTCCATGTCATGTTCACTTTCAGTGTCTATGTTAATATTAACATCTATTTTCATTTTTGTCTAGTCTCCAAAGTCAAATAAACTTGAAAAAGTGTTATGTCTTTTAGTATCTTCTAGTGGATAGTTAAGTACACCAATCAAATTATCTAACTTATTATCAATAATAGTTTCTGCCATAGCTGCGTCATCAAACGGAAGTTCTTTGAACCACTCAGGCAGTCGCATTTGATCCGTTGGGTATGCAACACTTGTGTAACCCAACGGATTTTGTTTTAATTTACAAACAATAACTTTCATACCATCAACAACTTCTTCAGAGTACTTGTCTCCGTTCATCCGTTTTAGTGTATTCCAGTTAATACTTGCCCGCACGTGGCCAGGCATATTTGCCTTGCCTTGTTTTTCTTCTAGTCGACGATAGTGACCAACTTTGTTTGCACGTTTTGGACTACCTTTCTCCCAACCAGGTCGCTCATGAAACTGTTGTCTAAACACAGTTATGCGCTCAAGTACATCTTCAAGCGGCTTATCTGTAAGTACCATAAGTAAAAGCTCACTTAGAAACTCTTGCATAAACACAGGTGTATCTGACCTACGCAAGTCTAAGCCCATTGCTTTTACTTTGCCAGCTTTACCATCTATATCTGTTCTAAAGCCTTCGTTATCAACAACTAGTGCCGCATAACGTTTCTTAGTAATAAATAACCCTGACTGTGCAACAATCTCTCTACCTGCAGCAATAACAGTTGCACGACTCTTTGGACAATGGAACTGTTTAGCCATCATTACAACAAAGGTGCTATCAACTGCGTCAGCTACTTGATCATATAACACAATTGCCTTTTCAGTATTCCATTCAATCTTGCCTGATTCGACATCATCTTTCAACGTAGGCCACGCACTAAAGTAACAACTGTCAGTGTCACCATAAATCATTGCATCGCCTACGTGATCATACGTGCCTGTAATGACTTTATTAGCTTCAGCACTCATGTGCTTAACAATTGTACGTCCTGTTAGTGTAGTTGACTGTCCAATACGCTTGTCAAAGAATCTACAACCTGGATTAAGAATAGCACCATATAAACTGTTAAGCAAAATCTTCTTAACCAACTGTCGCTTATCCCAATACTCGATCTCTGCTGCGTTACCTGCATCTTTTGCTTTTTTTAGCTTTGCTTGCAACTCTTTACGTTCTGCATACCAACGCTTTAATAGTCCTGGAATAACACCTTCAAACTCTGTAGTAAAAATAGTGCCGTTAGCACTAAGCATCCAAGGATTATTACTATCAAAAACTAGCTTATAAATTTCTGCACCACTAAGTACTTCAGATTGTCCGTTTTCGAAATCAATTGTAAGTGCAATAGACTTACTTTCTTCCATAACTGCATCATATTCTTCAGTACAAAAACGTCCTTCCCAACTGCCAGCAAAGCTTTTCTTCTTTAAGAACATGTCTTCGTGTACGCGAGCATCACTAATGTCTGGTCGTATCTGTCCTACAACAGTTTCAGGTGCCATATTTAATGCACGGATCACACTAGGATATAGCGAGTTCAAATCCATTGACGCAATCCATTTGTGTAGACCTTTCTTAGGAAACGCAACGTATGCCCCGGCTGCTTGTGTAGCTTCGTCGTCACGTTTTTTGCGATTTGGAACTTGTAATCCTCTGTGATGTGCTTCATTAACAATGCCTTGCTCTGTAACAGCAACAGCGCCCATTGTAGTCTGAATTAATACTGTATTTTCGTGTGCAATAGTATTAGATAAGTCAATAAACCGAAGCTTTTTATCTAGTTTATCAAGTAGTGCAGTATCTTGAATGTTATATTCAATAAACTTTCGGAAATCTTGATTATAAAGATGATCTAAAGTACCTTCGTATGCAACTTTGTTTTCGCCTACTTCAATTTCACCAATAGCATCTAGTCGATATGTGTGTCGTTCTTCGTATGTGTACTTACGATACAGGTTTAAACTATCCAAGTGTACACGACCAACTAAGTCAAACGTTTCACTTTCCTTGCCAAACTTTTCGTATATACGTTTTTTAGGAAGTTGATCCCATAAGCAAAATCTACGAGTATCATTTTTACTTAGTACACGAGCTGTTCTGTTTACAGTATACGGAATATCGTAACCTTCACTGTTCCACCCACTTAGTATATCACTGTCTTCAATTAATGTTAAGAAAGTGTCGATCATATCGCCTTCTTTCTCAAACAAGACAACATTGTCAATACCTTCGAGCTCTTTCTTTGCTTCGTCCATAGTAAGTGTCTTAGGAGGAACTGCTAAACAAATCATTGTTTCGAGCCACTGCAAATATACACTAATACTTGTAATAGGCATAAATGGATCACTAGGATCAGCAAAGCCTCGCTCTGGATCAAAGTCAGTCTCAATATCAAAGAAAGCAATGTTTAACTTAGGCGCATCTTGATTAAGATAGTTTTCACTTAGACACTGAAAGATTGGATTAATGTCACTTTCAAACAGTTGTTTGTCGCGATTAATTGCAACTTCTTTGCGGAAGTCTTTTGTACTCTTACATACAATGCGACTCAGTGGATCACCGTACACGCTTTTGTACTTGCCACGCTGATCTTTATAATAAAATGTATATTTAGATTGATATTCACGGTAAATTCTTTTACCATCTTTGCGCTCAACTGCACGAATAATATCGGCGTCTCTATCAAAGAATGCGTCTACGTAACTCATTTATTCTCCTTGTTGTTTATGGCCAACTAACCTTTATACCTGTTCGTAGAGTGAACGACTCTGTATGTTATATATTATAGCACGAAAGTTGTATTAGAGCAAGTGCATTCATTACTTATTAGAACAACAATCCTGCAATATAAATTACGGTTAGACCTGCGTTCATAACAATTAAACTTTTTTCTTTCCATAGAATACCAACAAGTATCCATAAACTGTTACTAATAATGAATGCCCAAATGTACAAAGGGTAAACATTAAATGCAGCTAGTGTAGCGGCTGTCAGCAAACATACTGTTGCTACCCACGCTAACCATTGATAAGGTTTTACCACCATAGTGCAGCAACTCCAAACCCAAATACATTTATTACAGCAAAGTATCCAGTTAGTAACATTACCCAAGCAGCGCCACGTCTATAGGCTGCGTAGCATTGCGTAATACTACCTATTAGGAACCCTGGATATACAAGTAGCATATTTGGGTAGTCGGCATTTAGTGCAAGTGTTAAACTTGCATATACAGTGAATATAAAACTTGTTAATTCAAAGAAAAAGGCTGTACGGTCACTAGTATAACTATCTATCCAAAATGTCTTAATCTTTTGCATTTACTTGTCAATACCTACTGTTGCAACTAGGGTTTCAAGATCGTCATATGCATCTGCATGCTTATCCCAATCACGTTTTAGACCAATTTTAATTGCTTTGTTAATCAAACTTGCTTTAATGTCAAGTTCTTCTGCAACAGCTTTAACAGTGTCTTTGAGACCACCCTGCAAGTCTTCAATTTCTTGCATTACTGTTACGCCTTCTTGAACTAGACGCTCAAGTTTTGCCTTTTCTTCAGCACCATAGGTACGATCACTCATAGATTTCTCCTTGTTAAGTTTTAATGTTAATACTATTATAGCGTACATTGTGAAAAAAGTCAAGTAAAAACTTGACTTTATTTTATATAACCAAAGTAGTTCTTACTATGTTATTATTGTCGGGATAACCAGTCTTCGTATTGAGAATTAATACTGTTGTAATGATTAAAAGAGTGCCGCATAAACCAATCTTTGGTCATTCCGCCAGGCTTCGCTAACTCTGCAAGAAGTCCTCTCTGCCATATATCACACATTGA